TGCGGCCAGGATTGCACCTTGGCATTAACTCTGAATGCATCCAACAGGATGAAACAAGTGCAAAAGAAAAATCAAAAGTAACTATGCCTGTCATTGATTTTTCTAAAAGATCACAGGCTAGAACGGTGTTACAAGATCATCCGTTCAAACCCACTCACTTTTTTAATAATTCACATAATGAACTTCAAGCAGTTCGAGCTAGAGTGGTATGTAAGACACCAAAACCAAGTAAAGAATATCTACAATTCTATCGTACAACTTTACTTAAAAACTTGCACATTTTATTTCCAGGAGTAACTAAGGTAAAATCGGTGTCTGTTTCAGAATACTTGCGTCGCTCAAACGCTAGTCCTGAAGTGAAAGCTATGTTGTTACAAACATATCTAAAATTACAGAAAGAAGGAATTAATGAAAACACTCCCTTGAGTAAGGAGTTGTTATCAAAATGGACCTACAGAAAATCATTTATAAAAGTAGAGAATGCTCTATACAGATCACTATGTGGGCTAAAGCATAAAGCACCTCGATTAATTAGTGGAGCCCAACCAGAATTTACAATTCTGGTTGGCCCATGGATTATGGCAGTGCAAGATGCAATAAAGCGCATATGGAGACCTGGTTTTCCCATTGTTTTTTCAAGTGGATTGAATGGAGAACAAATAGGGAAATGGGCCAAACAAAATCAAAAATTTGGTCATATAGTAGAGGATGATGTAGGTAAATTTGATGCTAGTTGCGACAAACATATCTTAAAAACTGAAGCGATGATGTTCGATAAGTTTGGAGCACCAGTAGCTGTATCGCAGTTGATGCATGCTAATGTAAATACTCGAGGTAAAACTCGATTTGGCATCAAGTATAAGGTACCAGGCGGGAGAAAATCTGGAGATCCTTATACATCTCTTGGAAATTCAATTATAAATGCTTGCACACATCTTTTTTCTTTTATGTTAGAATTCAAGTGTACAATTCAATATGCAATGCAGCATATGCGGATGATAGTGCAAGGTGATGACAATGTTTTATTTATTAGATCTAAAAAATTTAATCTTAAAAAACATATGTTAAAGTTCGGCTTTGATGCTTATGCTTTACATCGCGACAGTCTTTTTAGAACATCATTCTGTTCGGCTAGGTTTTTACCTGTAAAAGACGGTGTTATATTGTCGCCAAAGCCAGGGCGTGTACTGGCTAAGTTAGGGACTTTTGTAAATGCTGCACAACGCGACCCTAAAACAATGCTTGAGGAAAGTGTGATCGGAGTTAATTATAATTTAGGTCACATCCCAGGCGTTACAGAATATCTCAAGAGCACTTATAAATTAGACATGGGAAAGCCACGTCCTAAAGCTAATGATTGGGAGATATTCTTAACTAAGGTTCATCAGCCTACAGCAGAGACTAAGTTTTGGTTAGAAGATACTTATAAGTATTGGCCAAAATGGATTGATCTGAAAGATGCGCATATGGAACGCATTTTTGAACTAGATACTGATGGACCAAAGTTATTTTTTCATCACTAATTTGATCCTGGTGTTGGAATTTTAACATATTGGCTCTTTTTCTACGGAAAAAGTCTTCATTTATAATGTTTACTCAGCAAAGTACTGATTTTATAATTGGTTCTAGCTGGAGTGTTTTATCTGACATCGAAGCAGTTAAATAGCAAGGAGTCGTTTCCTACTATACAAAACAACAATTTGTTAATTGACCCTCACTTGTCTTATTATGTGACCCTTTTATGTATACCCACCAAACCCTTTTGGGCCCGTTCTTGGAGTTGTCGAACTCAACCGGATGCTAAGTGGAGTAAAGGCCCTGCAAGCCGAAAAGTTACGCAATGGCATTTTTATTTAGTAAGCGGGTAGCGGCCGCCAACAACTCCAATGGTCTTGGAGTCCATACAAACGCAAATGCTTCGCAACCCGTTGTCGCGGGAATCACTGATGATAATA